AGATCTCGCTGGCTGAGGCGCTTCGATTCATCGGCCGCGTGCGGAACCGCGAGAAACGGAAGAGACGAGCGCCGCAAGATATGGGGGCGAAGATTGACAGGACTAGCGGCAATGCCTGATCTTGAGAAATGTAGCGGTGCCGAAGTGTCGAAGGGCGGGCCGGTTCGGCCCGCTCTCACGTTGCTGACTGAGGATGCCAGCCCGTTCCCGCCCGATCGCCTTGTCCGTGAACTGCTCGATCGCTGGTGGTCCCTGCACGTCGGGAGCCGGGGATCTTCGCACAGTGTCGGCGGGCTCAGCGGAGCCGACCTCCGCAACTCGGTCAACCTGGCGCTCCTCACCGCAAACCGGGCGGCGAGGAAGTGCCACCCTGGTCCCTGGTCCGGCAAGGCTGAAACCAAGCCGACGCCGCACCAGGTCGACTGCGACATCTGCAATGGAAGGCGGAGCCTGGACGGCGACAACGCTGGACGGCCGGTGCGTTGGAGCGCTGATTGCCCGATCGAGACGTTCTACCGGGTACGGGACAAGGCGAACCGGGCAGTCGCGCACGCCGCCACCTACCAGTTTCGGTATGTGCCTGTGGGATGGAACCCGAAGCAGCATCCTCATAAGGACTCGCCTACCCAGGGCCGAGCACGGAAGCTCTGGGCGCGGGCGGACGCGCTCTGCCTGGAGTGTGATGCGGCCGAAAACGCTCCAACCTTTGACCTGGTGGTTCGCTTCCTCGGAATCGTACTGGCCACTTGCAGCGTGCACGAGGACGCGGAGTTGTTCTCGCGCTACGCCATACCCTGATGCCACATAGCTCCCCTCGCCCCTGCTGCGACTGATATTCTTGGTAAGGAGGTCAACATGAAGCCATTTACGCCGAGTCGAGAGGGCATGGTTGGAACTGTCCAAATCGACGTACATGATTGTCCACTGTGTGCTAGGACGATGCTGCTCGTCGAAAGCCCAGCACGCCTCCCATTCCCGCGATGGATGGAGAACACGCTTGAGAAACAGATGGCGCGGGCTGGTTGGGTGCATGCTGTTTATTCGGGCATCTCTTCCAGATATGTTTGCAGCAGGTGCGTGGAGGAAGGCAAGGAAATTCTCGCATGCACTCTGTGCAAAAAAGAGATCCCCTTGAAGTTGGTCAAGGAGAGTTTCGGCGATCCTCCAGAGTGGCTCTGCATGAACTGTTATGAGACCGTTCCTGCCAAGGCATGGGACGACAAATGCGGGGAGCTTACGGAGAAACATCGTTTCGATTATGAATGAGGATTTTGGGATGCCACATAGCTCCCCTCGTCCATGCCGCGATTGCCGCGTGGCGCTGACCAAGGCGAAGGATGGACTGTGCGATATCTGCCGCTCCAGGCAAAACGCGAACTACAACGCGCGCCGGCACGGCGGTCCCGCAGATGACGCCTACTACCACTCGCCCGAGTGGACGGACCTGCGTGCTGAACACCTCATCCTGGAGCCGCTGTGTCGTCGTTGTCTGCCCAGGCCGGTGGCTGGCTACGGCTGCCACCACATCATCGAGCGCCACCTCGGCGGACCTGACGCGCACGGCAACCTCGAGACGCTGTGCAAGCCTCACCTGAATGCCGCCGATCTCCGAGGTGCGGCAGCGAGGCATGGCGGATGAAGGCGATCCAGGGGAAGGGGGGATGCAAAAGTCTAGCGCGAACCCGCGACGGAGCGGCGCTCGGCCCAAACGCACACTCACGGGAGCCGCAAGGATAAGGCTGAAATGAGAAAATGACCACAAAGGGTGACAGTTCACGACCGTTTCAGATCGTTCCTCCGGGTGGTGGTGACGGGACTATCCCGGGGCACTGGCCGGAGTGTCCCGCTTACCTCTCGGAAGGCCAACGCGCCCGGTTCTGGGGGATCTGCCGCCGGCTCGAGGATCAGGGCACACTCGAAAGTGCCGACGTCGGGAAGATCGAGGCATTGGCGATTGCCGAGGACAACCTCGAGGTCTCGACCGCGGCGGTGAACGCAGGCGGGAAGTACGCCACCACTGTGAAGCAGGGGCGCCCGTACCAATGCCCCGCGTGCAAGGGTACCTGCATGCGCCCAGTGCCGAAGGCATCGGCCGCGGCCGCTCCAGCCCAGGTTACATCGACAGGAAAGATGGGCCACCGGCCATGCTCGATCTGCTCCTCATCGCGGAAGGCCGAGATCGACGCCGCACTTGGACGCGGCGAGTCCCTGCGTGCTGTCGCGATAGCTTTCGCGACAAGCAAGGACGCAGCCATGAGGCACAAACGCGAGCACCTTGGACGGCCGCTGCGCCCGGTTGGGGTGACGCCAGGGGACCCGACCTGTCTCGGCTGCGGCGGTAAGGGCGTCATCATCCCCGAGACTCGAGAGGTCACCGAGAAGCGCCCGGAGAACAGCGACCAGCGTTACGCCATCGACCAGGTCGCCAAACTCTCCGCGCAGCTCGGTCTCGATGTCACCTCGAGGGTGCGCGTCAAAGGCAAACCTGGAGAGCGAAGAGGGCTATCCGCCCTGCAACAAGTGATAGGTCGCCGTGGGCCACGCAACTAACGAGACCGTCAATACCTACATCGCCGGCGTGCTCGACGGCTCGATCGCCGTCAACGACCTCGCCCGGCTGGCGTTCGAGCGCCAGGTCGGGGATCTCGAGCGGTGGCCGTGTGTGGCCGAACTCGTACCCGGGGATCACCCGGACCGGGAGGAGGAGATCCAGCGCCGAGCCAAGGCTGCGCAGGATCTGGCCCGCGTCCGTGGCGACGAGTTCTACTTCGACGAGAATGCCGCCCAGGCGCCGCTTGACTTCTATCCGCTCTGCCGTCACGTCGAGGGGGAGCTCGCCGGCCAGCCGTTCCGTCCGCTGGCCTGCCAGGCGGCCGTGGACTGGATCACCCACGGCTGGATGCGGACCGAGACCGGCACCCGGCGCTTCACCGAGCGTTGGATCGAGGAGCCGAGGGGCAACGGGAAAAGCACCTGGCTGGCGGTGCATGAACTCTACATGCTGTGCAAGGACGGCGAGCCCGCCGCCAAGGTCTACGCCGTGGCCACCGAGAAAACTCAGGCCGCCAGCGCCGTCTGGGGCATCGCCGCCGAGATGATCCGCCAATCGCCCGATCTCGTCGGCGGGTTCGTCGTACAGGACAGCTTCAACAACCACCGTATCTTCATCCCGGGCACCGGTTGCCTGTTCGCGCCGATCAAGCCAGACCCGAAAAAGGCGGACTCGCTCCGCGCCCACTCCATCTCCGCCGACGAGATCCACGCCTGGCCGAGGCGGGAGACCTACACCAAATTCAAGGATGCCACGGGCAAGCAACGCGAGGGTATGTTCACCAACATCACCAGCGCCGGCGATGACCGGCCGAAGACCCTCTACGACGAGCAGCACGACCACGCCATCCGGGTGCTGCGCGGCTGGAGGGATCGCTCCTTCGAAGACAATGCGTTCTTCGCCGTGATTTTCGCCATTGACTCAAAAAACGATGGCTGCGAGAAGGACGCCGATGCCGAAGACGAGGCCGAGTGGCGCAAAGCCAACCCAGCGCTTGGTTTCCCCGGGACCGGCGTGCAGCTCTACTACCTGCGGAGCCAGGCGAACCGAGGGAAGGTCGACCCCGAGGTCCTTCGCGACTTCCTCCGCTTCCACCTCGGCCGGAGGATCGGGGCGAAGACCAAGGCCATCGCCGATCAGCAATGGAAGGCGTGCTCCGTCCTCGAGCAGGACGCCGATCAGGTCGAGAGGGAGCACGGGATGTTACCAGCGGCGATGCTCCGGGCCCTGCAGATACGGCCGTTCCCGGATTGGTCATTCTTCAACGGCCAACCGTGCTTCGCTGCGCTCGACCTCTCCTCAAGCCGTGACCTCACCGCTGTGTCGCTCTATTTCCCGCCGGGTATCGCCTGGCCGTGGGAGACCTACAGGTTTTTCGCCTGGCTCCCAAAGGATAACCTCCTCGAGGCCTGCGAGCGCGATCACGCTCCCTACGACCAGTGGGCCCGGGAAGGTTGGCTCGAGCTCACGGAGGGGGACGAGATCGACAACGACGTGATCTTCAAACGGTGCCAGGAACTCCAGGAGAAATACCTGGTTGTCCAGTGGGCCTACGACCCCTGGCACGCCGTCTCGCTCAAGAACGCGATGTTCACCGCCACCGGCGTGGAGATGATCAAGTTCGTCCAGGACCTTCCGAGTTTCGGCGAACCAACGCGCTTGTTCCTCGACTCCATCGTCGGCCGGAAGATGCGGCACGACGGCAACCCCCTCGCCAGGTGGTGCGCCGGGAACGTCGTCTGCAAGGAAGATGCGCACGGCAACAAGCGCCCGCACAAGGGCCTCAGCTCCTACCGCATCGACCCCATCGTCGCCGCCATCATGGCCAGGGGCCGCGCGATCGTCGTCCCGATCCTCGCCCCTCCACCCCAGTGGGATGGCCACGTGGACGTCTGGTAACGATAGGTGCCGCAAGATGTGGGGGTGCCCTTGACAAAGGTGACCATCGTGGTCCAGATTGACATCGTAGCGGTGTAGAGGTGTCGGCGGGCTGAATCTCACGCCCGCCGTTTCAACGTCTGGAGCAGTTCCAGCACTTGGACCAACGAAACCGAACCGGCAGGCGGCGCACAGTGGGCCTGCTGGCGAAAGCCTTGTCCGCGCCCTGGCGGGCCACCAGGTGGACCGGCCACGCCATCTTGGCGATCGCCAGGGCCGCGGGCAGTTTCGCCCGCGACCAGGTCCCCGAGGCGCTGCTCCTCGGCGGCGCCTGCGCCCTCACCTACGGCATCGCGCAGATCTACGTCCCCGCGGCCTGGATCGCCGGCGGCCTCTTGGCCCTTGGCCTGGGGTGGCGGCTCGGCCGCCCCGTCCCCGAGGTGAAGAATGGGTAGGCTTGCCGAGCTGATCACGGCTGCCGCCGGGAAGCCCTCGGGCTCCAAGGCCATCGGCACGGGCCAGTCCTGGCTCATCAGCCTCATGGGGGGCGGCCGGACCGCCTCCGGCACCAACGTCACGGCCGACACCGCCATGCGCCAGACCACCGTCTGGCGCTGTGTCTCCTTGCTCTCGTGGATCCGGGCGTATCTGCCCCTGAAGGTCTATCGGGCGCGCGACGGGGGCGGCTCCGAGGTCGCTCGCGACCACCCGAACTACCGCCTACTCGCGCAGGCCCCCAACGGCTGGCAGACCAGTTTTCAGCGCCGGCAGTTCCTCGGGCTCTCTCAGCTTACCCGTGGCGCTTCGTACGAGATCCTGCAATGGAAGGGCGGCACGCTCCAGGCCATGATCCCGGTGCACCCCGACCGGGTCCAGGTCTACGCGGACGCCGACGGCTTCCCGATCTACAAGGTGAAGCTCTATCCGTCCAACGAAGTCGTCTGGCTCTCGCGGTTCGAGATCAGCCATGGCTGGCTCGTGTCCGGCGATGGCTATACCGGCCTCTCGCCCATCGACCAGAACAAGGAAGCCGTGGGGCTCGCCCTGGCCGCCGAGGAGTACGGCGCCCGGATCATGGGCAACGGCGCCGTCGTCAGCGGTGTCCTCACGCTACCGGCCGCGGCCTACGCCAACCCGGAGCTCAGGGCCGCCGCCAAGCTGAGCTGGCAGGAAGCCCACGAGGGCCTCGGCAAGGTCGGCAAGACGGCGGTCCTCCCCTCGGACACGAAGTTCGAGCCCATCTCCATGACGTCCACGGACGCGCAGTGGATCGAGATGCGCAAGCTGCAGGTCGAGGAGATCTGCCGCATCTACGGTGTCCCGCCCGAGCTCGTCCAGCACACCTCTCCGGTTTCGAGCTGGGGGACGGGCGTTGAGCAGCGCTTCATGGCGTTCCTCGCCACCACCATCGACCCCATGCTTGTCGCCGACGAGCAGGTCATGCAACGCGACCTGTTCACTCCCGAGGAGTTCGACCTCGTCTGGCCGCAGTACAACCGCGCCGCCCTCCTGCGCACCGACCTGCTCACCCGCTACCGCGCCTACGCCATCGGCCGGCAGTGGGGTTGGCTGACCGTGAAC